GAATGGCACGAGAAGCCTCCGAAGACGCCCACCTCAGACCGTTATATCGTAATGCCCGAGGAAGTCATCACCGCGATCCAGAAGCAGGGATATGTAACAAATTGGACGCCGAAACAAATCTATAATAAATTCAGCTGGCTCCTGAAGAAGAATGATATTCCTCACTACCGCTTCCACGACCTTCGGCACTTCTGTGTGTCGTACCTCAAAGCCATGGGTGTAGAGGACCTGTACATAGCACAGCGCACCGGCCATGCAGATTATGTTGTGCTCCGCACCGTATACGCACATACTCTGCAGGACCATCAGAAGGTCGTCGATGAGAAGATCCTGAAAGATCTGAAACGCTTTACGGCATAGTCGTTCACGGATTCGTTCACGACAGTTTGAGAATCCTTTATTTATGGGCTTTATTGGCCATAGTAGTGCGGGTTCAAGTCCCCCTCTCGCTACTACCGAAGAAGTCCCATGAACACGGGAAAGCCCGTGTTTATGGGATTTTTCTTTGTCTTAAACTGCATAATTTTCTCTGATTGTAGAATATTTTGTGCCCTCGTGAACGATTTTCGTTCACGGATTCGTTCACGGGATTCCATTCTTGCGCCGGCGCAAATAAGTCTTATGTTTCTCTTCCACAAATATTTTTTCACTCATTGGGTGATTTCTTATTGACATATCACTCAATGAGTGATATTATAATTATAGAAACAGGGAACAAGCAAACGAAAGGAAATACAAAATGACATTCTACATCAAAAAGGCAGCCAACATCATCTCTGTGATCAGCAACGAAGGAATCGTATTTAAGACATGGTTCACAGATGATTTCACGGAAAGAAAGCTTTCCAATACAGTCAAGAAAATCAGCAAAGAGCTTAACGGCGACGCACAGTTCGTCAAAACATTTTAAGGAAGGAAGAAAGCACAATGAAAAAAGAAGCAAGATTCACAGTAGTATTAAAAGATGGAAAGCCCTTTCTTAAATGGGAACAGTACGATACAACATTCCTTAAAATCTGGAAAGCTAAAAGCGAAAAGCCTTATATCAGATGGGGCGGAATGTATGTAGAGCTTAACGAAGAACAGAAAAGAGAACTTAAAAAGCTGGTGGCGGCATAAGAGCCGCCACACATAACAGAAAGGAAAACAAAAATGAAACTTTGGAAAGTGACTGTTAATAATTGGGGATGGAGCAACGCAAGGACTTACTACTTCAAAGACAAGGCCGAAGCGAAGAAGTTTTCCAGCAAATATCCCGCATCTGATGGCGTTGAGTATGCAGGAAACTTCACAGTGAAAAACGCGAAGCGTCTTCTGCTTGAAGATGATGAAGATTAAGAAAGGGGACTATCATGAATAACAAGATCTATCACACATGTTTATCAGAAGCTCTCAACTACTCTGATCGGGATGCATTTGTCTCTGATCTGGTTCTGTCTTCCATCTGGGGAGACTGGGCCGAAGAAATCCCGGCCAGCCGCATCGACTGGCTTCGCCAGATCTGGACCGCCGCCCACCGCTCGATCAAGGACATCTGCAAAGATGCAGGACTCACACAGCGCGGCCTTGCTGAGCGTTTCAACATCCCGGCCCGCACGATTGGCAATTGGGCGACCGGTGAGCGTGCTTGCCCGGAATATACAAGGATCATGATGCAGGAGCTCCTTGGGCTGGTCGGCCGCGATCCCATCGAATATAATCTAATCTACTCGGTTAGAGGCCGTGAGGAAGTTGTCTTTCGCGGATCTTGTGCAGAGGCCTCAAAGGCTGAGGATGAGCTCCGTGCGGTCCTCAGAATCAACGATCCGGAAGGCGTCGAGAGTGACTGCTACGTCAGAAGCGACGCACAACTGCAGGCCATCCAGCGCCGGAAGGATCTCTTTGATCAGCTGACAGATGAAGAAAAACACGATTACATCGTTGTAGACGGGAAGAAGTATATCCGTAAGATTTGGGAAGCAAATAACTAATTTCTACATAATAAAAGAACCCCGGAAGAGATGAGTCTCCCGGGGTGTCTTTATTTGAAAAACAGTTGCGCGCAGAGCTGCTCTTCTCACACTCTTTTGACCTTGCTCAGCTGAATCCAGCCGGCGCCGCTCTTGAGCTTGCCATATCCGCTCTTCTCGGCGACAATCGTGTAGATGCCCACCGGGCAATCCTTAACCTTCGCGCCAGCAGGTGCCTTGAGGATCGGGATCGTCTTGCTTGCCTTGACGAGATACGGCACCTCTGCCGGTGCGGGGTCTCCCTTGCCAAAAGGCACGTCCCAGGTGATGACTTTCGATCCCTGCCTGGCCGTCGCCTTGCCGCCTTTGATTGTGATTGTAATGTCAGCGTCCAACTGCCACACCTTGACGCCCTGCTCGCGCATTCTGCCCGATCCGTAGCGCGTGAATCCACAGGATCCCGGCGCGCCCTGTTCGTTATTGCACTGTATCGCAAAAATGCACCCGTGCACAACGAAGATCCTTGCCTTAGACTGCGTGCCATTGTTGCCATGGTGTCCGACTTCGCCGCCCTTTACTACGAGATCATACGCCTCGATAAATTTGGCCGCGCACGCGTCGCCGGCCGTGATGTAGTATGCCTGGCGGCTGTACAAGCAAATGGAACCATCATTCACATATGCCCAGCCCTCGCCGGTGTCGTACTTGCTCCATTTTGTCGGCTGTTCTCTGTACGCTTCGAGTTCGATGTCGCCGCACTTTATCACAGTCCCGGTTTTCACATAATGTATCTTCGCGCCTTTTTCCTTTGCCTGCTTAATCAGCTTTGTAAGGTATGCTTTGTCATCCGCAACGCTCTTGCCGTTCTTCGTGCCGTCCCCGGCCAGTTTGAGAGAGGCCGGCAGATACACCCAGAGATTCTTTACCGTTATGCGCTTGTCTTCCAGCATACGGAAAATGCCGCCCAGGTGGTCCGGGTGCGCGTGTGTGCCCACGGCGTCAACGGTCGTAAGGCCGTTATCTACCATGTAATCAATCATCTTATCGGCGGCGGGAGAGTGCTTCATATAGCAGTCGATAACCAGCGTATTCTTGTTCTGGTCGTGCCATATGCACCCGGCGCCGTTGCTGTCGTAGGGGGATTCTTTTCTCGTATATCCCGGATACCAGATTGTTATCTCTTTTGCCTTTTTCTTTGTTTCTTCTTTTTTTGTATCCGTCTTTTCTGTTTTCTTTGTTTCTTCCGTCTTTTTCGCCGCGTTGTACTTGGTCAGCCCGTACTGTTCGACCAGGCGGCAGATTTTTTCAACGTAGTCCGGGGCCGTCGCGTAGCCGCCGTTCTCGATGATCTGCGCGGCCTTTTTGTAGTCTGTGCATCCTACCAGGCCTTTGTACCTCAGTGCTTGGCCGTTCTTCGCGCCCGCCAGGTATGCGCTGTGGTCTCTGATGCTCTCGGCGTAAGAATTGTAAACGCGGAAGTCCGCCTTCACGGTCTCCGTACCTGTGCTGTACACTTCCTTTGTGTCCTTCGTGCAGACGCGCTTTCCGTCCCATGTGGAGCCCGGCCATGTGTTGCCGGAGAGATTCTTTTTCATGCCGAAGAGGTTATTCGCGTGCTTCGCCAGTTCACTGCGCCCCCAGCCGCTTTCGAGAATCGCCTGCGCCATTGTTACCGCCCCGCAGATGCCGCTTTTAGACGCGTCAGCCATCACGAGAGGCGCTATTTCATCAATGAAGACCTCTGTATAAGGTCTCTCTCTGTTCGTCTCTACTGGCTTTTTAACTCCTTTCTTATAGTCTGCTTCCAGGGCGGCTCTGGTCTTCGGGTCGTATACGCCATCGATCGCCAGCCCTTTAATGCGCTGATAGGTCCGCACGGCGCTTTCTGTATCCAGGCCGAAGGAACCGTCCGCGCCGCATCCGCCGCAGTCGTAGCCGCAGGCGATAAGCATTTTCTGCATCTTTTCCACGTCGTCGCCCTGGTCGCCTCTGCTGAGAGAGGGAACGGCGGAAACGCCGGTAAGGCGGGCTTTGAATTTCTTCCATTCTGCATCGCCTCCGACAGCGCCCCAGCCGGGGACGCGCGGGCAGCTCTTCCCGGTCACATCCCAGTGACGGATTACCCTGTCCGCCGGGACATTGAACTTCTGCATCAGATATTTGGTCAGCTCAACTGCTGCCGCCACAGCCTTGGCTGCGAACTCCCAGTTCTTGCCGTTGTTGTGTGTGCAGATCTCGATTCCGATGGAATTACGGTTCGTGCACTTCCCGTGGTAGGGATGGTGTGAGCTCTCCAGGGATCCTCCGCAGTGCCATGCGTAGTACTTGGCAGAGTCACAATACTCGTAGACAGCTCCGGAGCGGTCGACAAAGTAATGTGCGGAGGCTCCGCGGTCGCCGCCATTGAAATATGAGACATTATTGGCTGCGGTCCCCTCTGAGCCGGTGTAATGGATCACTATATACTGGACCTTCTCTGTGCGCTGTCCGCAGTTCCTGCCGGCGCGGAAGTTCTTATTCTTGATGATATTGATACTCATGCCTTCCTCCAAATAAAAAAGAGGCCCGCAGGCCTCTAGTCACTTTGTATTTTTTTCTCCTTTGAGAACGTCTATCGCGTTCGTGATCGCGTCCGGGATCGGGACTCCCATGAGTCCGAAATTTTCGATTATCGAGAGTGCCTCATTGCAAATAAACGCCATGCAGGCAGCGTCTCTTACAAAGTTGGTCCCTGCGACCTGGTCGAGATAGTAGGCCATCAGCACAGCGCAGAGCATGGCCATTTTTCTGAGTAATCCCTTGAGGCCGGCTCTGCTCTCGAGTGCTCCGGACTCTGATTTTGTCGAGGCCTTGAAAACTCCGGCCACGATCAGGCCGGAAACGTAATCAATAGCCATAAAGATGCATAAAGTCTTGAGCGCCATGTCCCAGCCTCCAAGCAAGGCCGCAATGGCTGCTCCTACTATTCCTAAGATTGTGCACAATGTTGCCTTCACTGTTGTTTGTCCTCCGTCAATTCCATCAGTCTCGTTTCCAGCTCGTCCGCCAGCCTCTTGATCAGTTCGATCAGCTGCGGCGCGGTGAGCCTTGCAATCTCTTCATCGGTCATACGGCTCGCCGGTGATCTCCTCGAACTCTTCCGGGGTGATCTTTTTACCTACGGCGTTTCGAACCCACGCGATCGGCCATACCTCGTCCTCGTAGAACTTCTTGATTTTTTCGTACATCTTGCTGTGCATGTCATTCCTCCTCTTCCAGCTCCACGTCGGCCATCATGGCCACGTATTCGGTAGTAGCCCTCGCCTCCTCGAGCTCCCGTCTCAGGCGCTCGTTTTCACGCTCCAGCTCTCTGATTCTCTGTTTGTCGTCTTTGACGATTCCTGCCATAGAGATACCTCCTTTTTCTTTTGTATTCCGGTTTCTGCCGGAAGGTTATCGTGTAAAAGTGGTCCATCGCGCGGATCGGCGCGTCGCCGGCATATTCTGCGTTGGCGATCCAGCTCTGATAGTGGTGTTTGACGTCGTCCATTGTCCGCACGCCTTGGTCTACTCCACGTTTTAGTCCTCGGAGCGTCTTGCGCTCTTCGGCCAGCGCCTTCTTGTGGAGCCTTATGATGATCTTCCCGGACGTCTTCATAATGAAGCGCTTGCGGAGGAAGTAGAAGCCGTCTGATGCCTTGAATATTCCTCCCTTGTCCGTCATTGTCAGTCCTTTCCCGGCCAGATATGTTTTGATCGTGTCTCGTGCTCTTTTGACCACTTCGATGTCGTGGTCCAGGATCAGAAAATCATCGTTATACCTAATGTAGTTTCTGCAGAATGTCTTGAGCTCATGGTCGAGCGGATCCAGAAGCGATACCTCGTGAAGCTGATTGATCTCGCTCCCGAGTCCTGTTCCTCTCTTCCCGAATGGATCCTTCTCTATGTCTTCCTTTGGTCGCTTATCTTCGTAAGATTCTATGATCTCATCCAGATATAGAAGGAATAGTTCCTCGGTTATCTTCCTTCTGTCCAGTTCCTTGACTTCGTTTTGCGGAGTCGATGGAAAATACCGTTTAATATCAAGATGTACACCGAAAACAGGCTCTCCCGGAGCTTCCCGGTGCAGTCTCTGCGGCATCCGGATCACTCTGCGGATGGCCATGTCCGTGCCTTTGCCCTTCTGGCAGGCTATATTGTCCACGATCAGCGAGCTCGTCAGGTCTTCGTATATCCCGCATTCGCACATCGACTTTTGCCAGATCTTGTCCCTTGACGCAGGTGCGTTCGCTATGCGGTGTTTTGGCCTGAAGACCTCAACTTCTACAGTGCGCTGCATTTTATATTTTCCTGTTAGCAGGTCGTTCCGCAGCGTCTGGCTTTTACCTACGCGCTTCAGATAGATGTCCACAGGGCCGTCTTTCCACGCTGCGGCCTGCTTGCACCGCCTCGCATTCCTGCATAACACTCTCATGGACGAGGCACGGTCAAATTGTTCTCCCACGCCCTCTCCTTTCTCACCGCCGGGCCGATCGGCCGGGCGGCGGCCGCCGCAGCTTATAGCAGCTCACCCGAAGTGTCTGCGTCACATGGCGCCGTTTTGGCCTTCGGCGCACGGCTTGTTTTCGCCGGTCATATAAATGCCGGACGGGAAGTACAGCCCCCTGTGTGAGTGCTTTGCGTTCGGCCCTTTGGCTTACTTGATCTCACGTTCTCACGGTCGGCCGGCACGCCGTTCGAATTGTTCGCGTTGTTGTTGTTGAGCGCGCCCGACGGGTTCACGTTGCGCTCGTTGTTCGCGTTCGACGGGTTCGGCGAGCGAACGGCGTGGCTTAACTCGGCCGTCTCCCCTATGGTTTGGACGATTGGCCCGAACCTTTTCTCGTATCGTCTGCGGTCTCCGGATCTCCATCCCATCACTTCGCGGCGGGTCTCGTTGAATTTCTCGGCCCACTTCTCGAGGCTGTCGGCATTGACGTCCAAGACTGTGAGAGCGAGTGACATCTTGATGTTGGTCGCTTCCAGATAGGCTAGAGCTACCGTCTGGCGCTCATATCTTTCCACCATGAGGCCGTATGTTTCGACCTTAATCTCGTTGGCAACCATCACTTCTGTATGGAACGCATTTATAAGGTCCGCTATCGGCTGCGCCAGAAGCCACCTCGTCCGTTTCGGGAAGGTGTTCTCTCTGCATAATGCCTTTAGCGTCTCGGCCGTCAGGCTATCCGTCATTCTGAGCGCTTTATTCTTTTGCGATGGTTTCTTCTCTTTTTCTCTCATTTTCCGCAGTATAAACTCCGCCCCAGCGTGCGCCTGTCGTCTGCACGCCGGAGCTCATCGAAACATGTCACATTAATGTCAGGCCGGCCGGCACGCCGTACGAATTGTTCGCGTTGTTGACGTTGAGCGCGCCCGACGGGTACACGTAGCGCTCGCTGTTCGCGTTCGACGGGTACGGCGAGCGAAGCCACCAGTATCTTGCCACTCCGGAATAACTCTTGATCCTGTCGTCATTAGACGCTCCGTCGAAGAGCTCAAAAGGAGAGTCGACCGGCTCTCCGTCGAATACGGCAGTTTCCTGGACGTTGTTGTTCTTGCCGTAGCCCATCTCTGTCATAGAGGGCAGCCACACAAGCTCCTCGGTGTCTTCGTAGCCATAACCGTCGGCTATGCACAACGCTGTGCGCTTAATAACTTTGGCGATACAAGAGACAAATTCCGGATCAAGGCCGTGAAGGAATCCGGGCATGGTAGAGCGGACGGGCATGTCGAAGATCGTGAGCTTCTTCCACCAGGATGCGACCGCTCCGGAAGCGGCGCCCGCTGCCGCAGATTCGAGCCACATCTTGGTTACGCAGAATTTGTTCCTGTTGGATCCGTATGCGTTCCTCTGCGTGAAGTTGATCTCGTCGCCTTCCTTGTACTGCGGATCGCACGCCGTGGTCTTTCCGAGCAGCGTGCCAGACTCTCCAAGCGTTGTAGCTAATCCCTGCTCGAGTACAGTCCCGTCTTCGTTGTATGTGGTGAATGTGCCGGCCAAAATTCTCGCCTGGTTATAGTTCGCCGCGTCGCTCTGGTACAGGCCCATGGCCGTGTGTCTCACGTAACCACCAACAGGGACGGTCTTTGTGGTCGTAAACACATAAGAGCCATCTTCCGCCGTCCCGTTGTTATATGCCGCGTGATCACCCACAACCCTGTAGGCTCCCGCCGGCATTCCATTGGGATATTTTGCGGCCGTAACAGAAAAAAGCGACTGAGACGGGCAGAACGGTAACGCCCCGTAGTGCAGAAGGTCTCTGGTAAGCAGGTCTACCGCACGATGTTTTTTATCAATGTTCACAACGTCGAACACGATCTCTGATGCTGTCTCGTGTACAACAACCGTGTCGCCGCTCGCAGGTGTCCCTGTCAAAGAAATGCCATATGCCGCCAGCTCAACCGCTTCTCCGTTCAGGGTCCACGCGGCGCCATCGTAGGCAAATTCGTAGGCCGCTGTGCCCGCGTGGCCAGTGGCCGCCATAAACACATCTTCATCGACCGTCGCGGCCGTAATCCCTCCGGTTACGGTAACCGACAGGCCGCTTTCTTTGTTGACCGGGATCTGTTCTCCCACATGCAGCCATCTACTGATCAATCCTCCGCGGATCAGGTTCAGGAGCATTTTAAAGCTCGTGATCTTTCCCTCGCCTCCGGAGAGCGCGATGGCGATCGTCTCAATGGCGTCTGCAGTCCTGCCGTTTGCGCTGGCGATCTCTTTTCCTGTATCGTCAGTAAAAAGTCTGTTACTCATAAATTAATTGCCTCCTTCCGCCATCTGGCATATATATCCCTCGCTGTCCTTGTACAGTCCCAGCAGATCCAGGAAGTAACTGGGATTGTCCTGCAGGAAATCAGTCACCGCTGCACCAATGGACTCTGCATTAAGGAGCTTGATCTTACCCATTAACATTGCATAAACTTCTTCAGGTGCCATCTGTCACCACCTCCTGTTTTACCGGATCATACCAGAGGCCGGTCTTCTTGTTAAAGAAGTAAATGTCCCCATTGTCTTCCATGAAACATGAGGATCCGGTCTCTACATAGTCGATCAGCAAGAGCTTGGCTCTGTCTGCTGACAGGCCGTGATAATGTCTGATCATGCCCTCATTGGTCACGCATCTGATAGAACCAAGATCTGGAGCCTGGGACATGTCCTCATACCACTTGCCGTCTACATAACCTCTTTTCAATGCCTACACCTCCTTCCTCATGTACTGCTGTTCTGGCATACATAGCCTTCACTGTCTACATACACCCTGAGCTCTTCAAACTGGCCACGGATGGCTTCTCCCATACTGCCGTATGTGACTCCGTTGTGGCCTACCCTTGCATCCAGGATCTCAGTCTCAGCGGATGCATCATAGTCAGCCACCATAGCGTTGAGTCTCTGGACTACAACCTCCAGTGTGGCCTTGTTGATGCCTACCTGCTCCAGTGCGTCCTGCAGGTCATCCAGTGCCTGGTCAAGCTGTGCGCTGGTGCCGTCCACATCTTCCTTGATGCCGGCAGCAGCATTTGCTGACTGCTCTGCTGCTTCAGCAGCACCCCTGGCAGCGTTCAGTGTGTTCTCTGTCTCACTGAGCAGCTCTTCAATCCTTGCCTGAAAATCAATGTACCAGGCCTCCTGACTGGGCTCAGGGATGTCATGCTCAGGATCAAGGCTCTTGACCACAGGAGCTTCCGTGATCTGAGTCTTCAGCACATAGTCCTCACCGCTCACTACGATCACAAACAGAAGAGTGCCTGTGATGCAGCAGGCCGTCTTGGGAACAACCCAGCCGAATCTGACAGCGTTCTCTGTCATCTCTCCATTAATCACATCCGACTTGCCAAAATACTGATCAGTAAGCTGATACACCACTTTGATGGTCTTATCTGAGATGTCGATGCCGTCCCAGAACCTGGGCATGGTGAAGCGGATGTACTGAGAATTTTCTTCTCCGGCCACCAATGTCTGACCGGAGATCTTCTGCAGTTTCTTGCTGTCATAGTCAACCTCAAACACCATAGTGTCTGTATAGTCAGCTGTGGTATAGCCTGCAATGGCTGTCCATGTTTCTGACATTTCTCTCCTCCTTCCTTATGCTGTCCGTTTCCAGATGTATACAGCCAGGAACGGAGGCATGATGCCTACTGCACTGCCACTTCCTGTGCTTCCGGATGTCCCGGACGTGGATCCTGTCGTACAGCCCCCGGATGACGTGGTGTTGAAGGCAGGCTTGCTGGCCACCGTCACGGTGTGCGTATGTGCCCCTGCTGACTCTGTATTAGCTGTCACAGAGCTGTTGGTGCCCTGCACCGCATATCTTGCCGTGCCGGACGCTGCTACCTTCTCCCTGATCTGCTTATGCCTGTGGGCTCCAGCAGATGACGTGGTGGCTGTGTGCGTGTGTGCCGGAACTGTATGCACATGATCAGGCACACTGTGCGTGTGCGCCGGGATGCCATGTGTATGTGCCGGCAGCTGATCACCGGTCAGCGTCACCGTCTCAGCTCCACCAGTGGATCCTGCAGCATGGCCGGAGGAAGCTCCCAGGAGGAATCTCCCCTGGATCCGCTCCCATGTCCCACCAAACAGACTGCCGGGATTTACATCACTGACATTCATGTAAATGGATCCAACAGGATAGATCATGTCTGCCATAGTGGACAGGGATCTGATCACGTCAAAGACCTTAGTCACGGAAGTGATGCTGGTACCTGTGATCAGGACCTGGTACAGAGGCATGTCATCCTGTGCAGCTCCTGCAAAGATGTTGCCACTCACCACAGCCGGTACGGAAGGAACAGATCCCACATTGACCTCTGCACCCTTGATAACTACCAACTCTGCAGTCTCAATGGTGGATCCTCCGGAAGATACCTTGCTGTACCTGAGAGCAATGACATCAATCCTGGTCTTGCCGTTGGTGCCGTTCTGGATGGCTGCACTCTCATATGTGTTCTGAGGGATGATGATGTGCCTGCCCTGGTTCACCGCATCACCGGATGCAATATTGATCTGATTTGCTGACACGATGGTGTAGGCAAACTGTGATCCTGTGGCAAGTACATATTTACCTGTTCCACAGACACCGGCATTGAACCGGCCGGCATCTGCAGATGATACATGGTCTTCACCGGAGTGCCCGGTTACCAATTCAATAGCCATATCAATCCACCTCATATCTGATGACAATGTCATCATTCTTAATAGTTATGATCTTCTTCACTACTTCCTGGATGGCTTCCATCCCGGTGACCTCTTCTCTTGTGCCTACGATGTCACCGACATCATAGACCTGATCAGTCTCCTCCAGGTCAATGCCAAGCTCATCCGCTGCATTGTACTCAGCCAGCTTCTCAATAGCTCCGGCCACCATGACTGCATAGCGGTCAATGGCCTGCCTGAAGTATTTACCGCTCACCCACTCCGGAGGGATCTTCAGATCCACTTTGGTGTAGTAGGTATTGGCTGCCCATGCAGGAGCTGACGTTCCCTTCTTCTGATAGTAGGTATTGGCTGCCCATGTAGGTGCCTTGGTAGTGTCAGTGCGTGTGTACTTGGCACCGGTCTTCCATGCAGGAGCCTTCTGGTGAGAGTATCTGGTGTAGTACTTCTTGGCCTTCCATGCAGGAACCTTGTTTTTCTTGGTCTTTTCGACCGCATACCACTTCTGGGACTTTTTCTTCTTCAGCTCCTTGGCTGTAGCCCTCCTGTAGTAGGATCCGTAGTTTGTAGCCCAGTCTGTAGGCTTCCTAGTCTGCCTCTTGTAGGAGTAGTATGTGACTCCTGGGACCGTCCTGTACTCAGACACAACACCATCTGAATAGAAGTAGTAGTACTTTCCATAGTTCTTCTTCCAGTCTGACGGCTGCTTCTTCTGCCTTGTGTACTTGGTAGTAGTCACACCCTTCACGGCCGTATAGGATCCGCTGGCCAACTTATAGTATTTACTGTACCCTTTGGACCAGTTGCCGGGCTTTGATGCCAGCAGCTGGTATGTGGCAGTGCCAGTTACATGGGAATACTGATCCGTGCCGGCATCATAGGTGTAGTAGTCATCAAAGTTGCCTGACCAGTCAGCAGGCTGGAATGCCTGCAGCATGTACCCTACATCCTCCAGCTCCACCTGCTTATATTCACCACCAGCGTCCAGCTCCTCTCCACCTTCCTGCTGCTCATCAGCATCATAGTAGAAGTAGGCTGTGCAGTTGCTCTCCCAGTCGTCCGGGCGGGCCGTCAGCTGTACGTAATTGGTCGTGATCTCAGCATTGGGTACGTCATAGATCTCCATCACCTCATCCTGATCAGTCAGGACCTGCTGAGATGTGTCCAAGATATAGTCCGCATCCTCCACCGGATCAGCGTCCGGATCCGCCAGGTAATCCTGCAGGCCTCCTGCCTCATCCGTGAAGAGATGGATCACAGCTCTGTCCTTCAGGTCACCCTGGCCAAGGCAGATCATGTGATTCACCGGCCGGAAGTTCTTCTCCAGTGTGAAGTCCACCTGTGACGTGTCAAACTCCTCATCCTGGCTGTAATCATAAATAGGTTCACATGATGCAATGACCATGCTGTTGTGCCATATCAGATTCAGCTTCAGGTCATATTCCTTCAGCATCTTCCGGATGGCTGAATAAGCATAGACATACCTGGGAAACTGGTAATTGCTGATCTCTACACCGCTGTTCTCAGAGGATCCTGCAAAGAGACTAGACAGGCCGATCCGCTCAAAGATCTCCTGCAGCACTGCATTGGCTTCCCCGGTCACCACCAGGTAGTCATCTCCTGGATCCGGGCAGATCACTTTTTTTTCCAGGACACCGTGCCACGTCCGCCCCTTGTATGTGATCGCATCGTTTTCCGTATCCACTTTGATGCTGTCCACAACGCCACCATACTCAGTGCCTTCAGCGTAAATATAAAACCCCTCCCTGCAGCAGTGGTCTGATCTGTCCACGCTACAGGTGAAGTCATTCTCATCTTTTCCATATGCCATATCCAGATCATAGGAGTTGATCACACCTATGTCCTTCCTGGTCTCATCCGCATAGATCAGATCCATTCAGGCTCACCCCTTTCGTCAAAGATAGTGATGTCCAGCATATGGTCCTTGCTCCTCAGTATGGGTGTCTCACCCTCCGGGATCTTCTGGAAAATGTAGGAGTATCTGTTCCTCAGATGGAAGACATTCTCCACATTTCCGTAAGCGTCATACTGCAGGATCTTCTTGGTGAGGGAATTGACCGTGAGATAATCACCGTCAGCCAGTGTGGTGAGCACTTCATACTCATGGCCACCGATGGTGACGGATGGATTATCAATAGGACCATAGAACTTCAGCTCAAAGTTGGCAGCGTCAATGCAGTTGTTTTGGACTACTTCCGTTATCTCCTCAAGACCATAATCAAAATCAAAATCATGATCATAGTCCAGTCCACCGGCAGCCTCTGCATGATTATCTGCACCATACTGATAAGTGATGTACCTCACCCAGTACGGATAGACAGAAATGAACGTCACTTCCTTGTCTACCGATTCAAACAGCTCTTCAAAGTTGTCCTGGGATGTCTCTACAGCAAAGACCTCTTTGCACCAGTCATTCCACCACAGCTTCCCAGGCTTCAGCCTCCGGATGTCCCGGTCAAAGGTCCGGTGGAGCTTGTACATGATCTCATTGAACTGATCAGCGTTGTCAGCCATGATACCAAGTGTCAGTGAGCATTCCTGTGTGTCCTTGTAGAATCTTTTGACACGTCCGATGCCGTTGACACCGGAGATGGTGCTGTATTTCCACTCAGTCTTGGTAAGGTTCTCAGGATCCTGTGCATAGATCCCATCACCCATGAGATCTATCCTGGATCCGTCTGATCCTTCATAGTACAGTGTCACGTCACCACCTCCCTCACTACTCTGCCAAGCTGCCTCTTGTCCACGTCAATGCTGATGTTCATTTTTGCACATGCCCATGCTACCTTCTCAGCCAGCAGATCATAGTCGATCTGAGGCACGAAACGCTGGACAGCTGCACCAACGTAGCTCTGCAGGACGCTGACCGGAGACACAGCCTCCGGCTCCTTCTCACCTACTCCCTTCAGTCCGTACAGTGTCGGAATGATAGTGGCTGCATCAAAGACAGCACCCTTGGCATACCAGTCAACACCAATGTGTGGAATGGATGGAGGATTCAGTGAGAACTCTCCACTGATAGAGAAGTGTGGCAGCTTCAGGTTGCTGAAGATATTGCCGATGCTCAGAGGGAACCATCCTTTGATGGTGCTGATGATGCCGTCAATGGTATCCTTGGCAGCCTGGATAGGACTCTCCATCTTCTCCCGGATGCTCTGGAAGGTATCCTGTACCTTGCTCTTAATGTCATTGATCTTCTCTTCAATCTTGCTCTTCAGATCTGAGATCTTCTGAGTGACATTGTTGTAAGCATCCTGAATGGGATTGATGATATTGGTCTTGATCGTATTCCATACACTGCTCACCGTAGATCTGACAGCATTGAACACACGGCTCACAGTGTTCCTGATGTTGTTGACCACACTGCTGACTCTGCTATAGATAGCAGTCCATATGTTGATCACAGTAGTCCTGAGAGTACTCAGTGTGTTTGTCACAAACGTCCGGACAGTCTCAAAGGCTGCATTAACTATGTTCCGGAAGGTCTCACAGTTGTTGTAAGCATAGATCAGCCCGGCCACCAATGCTGCAATGGCAGTCACCACCAGGAAGATGGGATTGGTCAAGAGCACCGTATTCAGCATAGAGAATGCAGATGTCACTCCCTGTATGATGGAACTGATAGCAAGAGCAGCAGCAAGGATACCAAGTGCCACAGCTACTCCGGTGATCACTGCCTGCAGTGCCGGAGATGACTGCACCACCTGCGCTACCTGTGTGATGACCTCTGATACCTTTGTGACCACATCAGAGATCACAGGAGCAAAGGTCTGACTGAGTGCCAGGCTCACATTGTTTGTGGCCTGACTCCACGCATCCTGCATGGTTGTAGCATCATCTGTAGTCTGCTCCAGGATCCCCTGATTGTTCTGCAGGGCTTCAGACCACTGATCAATGGCAAAGTTACCATTCTGTACATTGGCTGCCAGTTCCTGTGCAGCCTTCTTGCCAAAGATCTCTTCAACAGTCTTGCCGGTATCACCAACCTGTGCCTGCAGGGCCTCAGATACGCTGCTGGATTCTTCTATAGCCTTTATGGCATCCTGGAAAGCTCCGGGGACATCATCTGTCTCAGAAGACAGATTAGACACAGCCTTTGTCAGACTCCCCATGATAGTGCCCACATTAGCACCACCATCAGACAGGCTGATCAGCATGGCCAGTGCGTCCTCTGTGCTGTATCCCAGCTCCTGGAACTGCACACTATTGTTTGTCAGGTACCCTGTCAGCTGATCCACGGACAGCTGGCATGCCTGGTTGGCCGTGGTCAGATCATCCAT